TCAGAGAACTCGTAGAGGGAAGGGCAATATGATCCTTTGCTCTGCTGATGTTGCTTCTGCTCTCACGATGGCAGGTGTTCTTGATTACACTCCTGCACTCAATGCAAACCTGAACGTTGATGATACTGGTAATACCTTTGCTGGTATTCTTGCAGGTAAGTATCGCGTATACATTGACCCATATTCTGCTAATTCCACTGCAGATGGTTCTCAGTATTATGTTGTTGGTTATAAGGGTTCTTCTCCTTATGATGCTGGTCTTTTCTACTGTCCTTATGTTCCTCTCCAAATGGTTCGTGCCGTTGGTGAGAACACCTTCCAACCAAAAATTGGATTTAAGACCAGATATGGCATTGTTGCTAATCCTTTCGCTGAAGGAACCAATGAAACCAATACTGGTCGCCTGAAGGCAGGTGTAAACCGCTACTACCAGAGAGTTCGTGTTCTCAACTTAATGTGATCTATAAATCACATAATTCTCAAAAGGAGTCTTCGGACTCCTTTTTTTTATGGAAGACCAAAAGATATTGTCCCACAATCAAATATTTTGTTATAACCAAGTTCTCTTGCCTTTTCATATTCAGTGCAATCAGAAGCATCTCATTCGATTATGCATTGAACTACCGGGATGCTAAAGACATCCCGGTTTTCTGGGTCTAAGACCTGATAAATAAAAATAAAAAATGGCGACAGCATTTGATAAGCAAATAAACAATAGAAATTTTCTATCACCAGTTGGTTTTAAGTTTACTTTAGCAAAAGAACCAAAAGTTGCATTTTTTTGCAATTCTGCAAGAATACCAGATATTACACTTGGAACTGCTATTCAACCATCATACTTAAAAGATGTTGATGTTCCAGGAGATAAAATAGAATATGGAGATTTTCAATTACGATTTTTAGTCGATGAAAATCTTGTTAATTATATGGCAATTCATAATTGGATAGTTGGTCTTGGATATCCAGATTCTACTGAAAGTTTTAGAAATTTAACAACCAATGAAAGTGGAACTAGAGATTTATTGGAACAATTTAGTGATGGAAGTTTACATATATTGAATAGTAATTATAGAGATGTTGCTATTGTAAAATTTAAGGATTTATTTCCAGTATCATTATCATCTCTCAATTTTGAGGCATCTGATACTGACGTAAACTACTTTACAGCGGATGTAATTTTCAAGTATACTTTATATACAATATTAGGAACAGACGGGAATCCCCTATGAATTTGGAAACTATTCAGGAAATGTGGCAAAAAGATTCTGTCATTGATCCTGATAATTTACACGATGAATCATTAAAAATACCACAACTTCATTCAAAGTATTATACCTTATATAATACCATTTCTCTACTAAGAGAAAGAGCGAAAGAAACATACAATAAGGTTAGATTAGATCGATATAATTACTACTCAGGAAAGGCACCAGCAGAGGTTTATGTCGAAGAACCCTTTCCATATAAGGTAAGAGATAAAGACGCCTTACAGAGGCACCTAGACGCCGATAAGAAGTTAAATGAAATAGACTTGAAAGTTAGATATTATAATGTGATGCTCAAGTTTCTTGAAGACATTATTAAGATGATTTCTAATCGATCTTTCCAAATAAAAAACTCTATAGAGTTTATGCAATTCACTTCAGGATATAATTAAAAGAATAAATACCCATAGATGCATTATGGGTATATGTCACATTTGATTATTTCTAAGAAAAATGAGGTTTATCTTCGTATTCAGACAGAACCTCATATTTATTATGAATTGAGGGATGCATTTCAGTTTGAAGTACCAAATGCAAAGTTTTCACCATCATATAAAAATAAATGGTGGGATGGAAAAATTTATTTGTTCAATGTAAATACACAAGAAATTTATATTGGACTTTTAGATCGTGTAGTTCAGTTTTGTAAAGATCACGACTACACTTATGAGTTTGTAGAAAACAAGTTTTATGGACTCCCCTTCGAGGTCAATGGAATGATCTCAAAGGAAGGTGTAAAAGATTATGTAACTTCTATTAGTAAATATGAACCTCGCAATTATCAAGTAGACGGAATTTATCAAGCACTTAAGTATAATAGAAAAGTAATTGTTTCCCCAACAGCAAGTGGAAAATCATTAATGATTTATTCTTTAGTTAGATATTATTCAGAAAAAGAAAATAATATTTTGATAATTGTACCTACTACATCTTTAGTTTCACAACTTTATAAAGATTTTGCAGATTATGGGTGGGATGTAGAAAATCACTGCCATATGATTTATTCTGGAAGAGAAAAAAATCCAATATGGGTATATGTTACAACAGAAGATGGCATTCAATACAAGTTTGATGGCAATGAAACCATAACTTTAATAAATAATATTAAGAAATTGGCAAAAGATCTTAAAGAAACTGATGAAATTGACGATAGATGGTTATCATCCATTAAAAAATAACAAATATTTGAAATGGTATAAAAATATAATAATTCACAGAATTAAATTTCCAACTTTAATTGGAGAAGATCATCATATAATTCCACGATCTATGGGAGGAACCGATCAAAAAGAAAATCTTATAAAATTAACTCCCAGAGAGCATTATATATGCCACTTATGCTTAATGAAATTTACCGAAGGTTCAGATCATTATAAAATGCTTTGTGCTATTAATGCTATGAGTATGAAAACATTGAAACAAAATTTTAATTATAACAGTAGATTATATGAAATTTTACAAGAAAAAAGAATTGAAGAACTAAAAATTTGGTTGAAGAAAAACTCACCATTTAAAAATAAAATAATTCACCAAAAAAGTATGGATACAAGAAAGAAAAACGGTACTAATATCTTTATAACCAACAATCCTATGCACAATGAAGAAAGTATACTAAAAAAAGTAAAAAAAACTAGTGGAAAAAATCATTATCTTTGCAAAAAATATAGGTATGAATATAGTTTAAATCTTGGTAAAGATTGGATTTCTATTGATAATGATTTAACTACAAAGCAAATTTGTGAACAAGTATTTAATTGTTCTATATCAACATTTAATTATATACTTTCGGGAAAAATTCCTAAAAGAGGTCCATTAGCAAATACTATAATTAGAAAAATTAAAAATGAAAATTAAAAAAATAGAGTGTACAGAACCAAATATATTTTGTAGCACTTGGCAATCTTTATATAAAATGCCAAAACAATATTTTGAAAAATTCAATTGCGTAATTGTAGATGAATGTCATACAGCAAAGGCAAAAAGTCTTGTTTCTATTGTATCCAAAATGTGTGACACAAAATGTAGATTTGGGTTTACAGGGACATTAGATGGAATAGAAGTTAATAAACTTGTATTGGAGGGATTATTTGGACCTTCTTATAAGATTATTAAGACTGATGAATTAATGAAGAAAGGTCATGTAGCAACTCTTGATATTAATGTACTTTTACTGAAACATTCACCAAACAAGTTTGATACTTTTGAGGATGAAGTTCAGTATATCATAAATCACGAAAAACGAAATAAGTTCATTAAAAATCTTTCTTTAGACTTAAAGGGAAATACGCTTATTCTTTTTGCAAGAGTAGAAGGTCACGGACAACCATTATATGAAATGATAAATAATGAAAAGTCTGATAATCGTCAGGTCTTTTTTGTTCACGGAGGAGTTGCTACTGAAGATCGTGAAAAGATTAGGGAGATTACAGAAAAGGAAAATAATGCAATTATCGTGGCATCATATGGAACATTCAGTACGGGGATTAATATCAAGAATCTTCATAATGTTATTTTTGCCTCACCTAGTAAATCCAGAATCAGAAACCTTCAGTCAATTGGACGTGTATTAAGAAAAGGTAATAACAAAACAAAAGCAACTTTATATGATATTGCTGATGATATAAGTTATAAGTCTAGAAAGAATTATACACTTAATCATTTGATTGAAAGAATAAAAATCTATAATGAAGAAAACTTTAACTATGAAATTGTAAACATACCTTTTAAGAACTAATGGGAGAAGAGTTCTACGCAGTATTAAAACTTATATCTGGTGAAGAAATCTTATCATTAGTTTCTATTGATGAGAATGATGGAGATCCATTAATTATACTACAGAATCCAGTAACAATGAAATTAATTCACTCTACTGAAGGAATTAGTATAAAGATTAAATCTTGGATGGAAATTGCTTCTGATGATTTCTTTATTGTAAGACCTGATAGGGTTATTACTATGACAGAAACTAAAGATAAAAAGATTATTGGAATCTATAATGATTTTATTAATGGTGGTTTATTTGATCCTTACAATTCTTCAAGTAAAGAATCTTCTGGTAAGACTAAACCTTCTAAAAGTATGGGGTATTTAACTTCTGTAGAAGAAGCCCGTAATAATCTTGAAAATATCTTTAATAACTCTATATAAAGCTAAGCCCCACCCTTCAAACCCAACAAAGGTATTCTACTCATATTCATACACCTTGTCAAGCCCCCTTAACATATGTTAGAATAAGAACAATTAATACAAAAATAAAAAGATGTTATGCCAAAAAAGAAAACAGAACACTATGTAAACAATAAAGAATTATTGGAAGCAATGATTGCTTATAGAACTTCTATTGAAGAGTCATACAAAAAGACTTTCAATAGAGACCTTTGTGAGCAACCAAAACAAGAAAGAGCAAAGAGGTGGGAAGGTAAACCACCAATTCCGAATTATATTGGAGATTGTTTTCTTAAAATTGCAACACATCTTTCATATAAACCAAATTTTGTAAATTATATGTTTAGAGAAGATATGATTTCAGACGGCATTGAAAATTGTGTTCAGTACATTCATAACTTCGATCCGGAGAAGTCTAAAAATCCATTTGCATATTTTACTCAAATTATTCATTATGCTTTTTTGAGGCGTATTCAGAAGGAAAAGAAGCAGTTAGATATTAAGAATAAGATTATTGAAAAGACTGGTTTTGATGAAGTTATGGTTGTTGATGATAGCTTGCTTTCTGGACACAGTTCGGAGTATAATGGAATCAAAGATGCAATCCAATATCGGAACAATAAATGAAAGTAGGTTTAATTACAGATACTCATTGGTCGTGTAAAAAATCTTCTAGACATTTGCACGATTATTTTGAGTTATTTTATAAAAATATATTTTTTCCAAAATTAGAAGAAAATAATATTGATACTGTAATTCATCTTGGAGATGCATTTGATAATAGGAAGGGGATAGATTACTGGGGATTGGATTGGACAAGAAGGGTTGTATTAGAACCATTAAAAAAATACAATGTTTATATGATTGTTGGCAATCACGATGTTTTCTTAAAAAATTCTAATTCCATTAATTCTTTAGAACTTTTGCTTAAGGATTATAAAAACATTAAAACATACAGTGAAGCAACAGAAGTTAACATTGGTGGACTTGATATTTTATTTGTTCCTTGGATTAATACTGAAAATGAAGAAAAAACTTTTAAACTTATTCAAAAAACAAATTGCAAGTGTTCGATGGGGCACCTTGAACTCAATGGATTTGAAGCTCATCGAGGACACACCATGGAAGATGGTATGGACAGCAAATTATTTGAGAAGTTCCAACTTGTCTTCTCGGGACACTATCACACTAGATCGAATAATGGAAGAATCTATTACTTAGGAAATCCATATGAAATGTTTTGGAATGATGTAAATGATACAAGAGGATTTCATATTTTTGATACAGAATCATTAGAACTTACTCCAGTAGATAATCCTTATAGAATGTTTTATAATATCTACTATGAGGATACGAATTATAAACTTTTTAATGCAACCGAATATAAGAATAAAATTGTAAAAGTTATTGTTCGTAAAAAATCAAAACCAAAAGATTTTGAGAAATTTTTAGATAAACTTTATTCTGTTGGTGTTCAGGATCTAAAAATAGTAGAAAATTTTCAGATACAAGAATCAGAAGATTTTCAAGTTGATGAAGAAGAAAACACTCTTTCCATCTTAAATCGTTATATTGATGATTCTGAATTTGAGTTAGATAAAAACATTATTAAAAATATTTTTCAGGATCTATATAAAAGAGCTTGCGAAGTAGAATAAATGTTTCTTCTAACACTAAAAGATCAAAAAGAAGATGGGGCATATGCTGTTCAGGATGAATATGGAAACAAAGTTTTATTCTTATTTGAAGAAGAAGATGATGCAACTAGATATGCATTAATGTTAAAAGATGATGAAGATGCCGAGATGGATATAGTTGAAGTTGATGATGAACTTGCCATAAAGACTTGTAAATATTATCAATACAAGTATGCAATAATTACTCCTAATGACATTGTAATTCCTCCTAAAAATGATAGTATGTCATAAAGGGTAGCATTGTAATAGTATAAGTATTATAAATAAAAGAAAGTTATTATACTAGTATATGAAAACGCATAAGATATGCTCCGGTTGTGGGGAAAATAAAACTGTGGAAGAATATAATATCCAACGACAAGGTAAAAAGGGTCCCGTTTATTTCGGTAAATGTAGGTTGTGTTTATCTACCTATAGTAAGAAGAAATATAAAGAAACCGACCCGGAAGTCTTAAGGGAAAAGAGGAGAAAAAATCCTTGTAATAATACAGAATGGCGTAAAAAACATAAGTTAAAAAAACATTATGGATTGACACTACAAGATTTCTCTGCTATGATACTGGAGCAGGATAATAAATGTAAAATCTGTAAATGTGAAATGAAAAAACCACATGTAGATCACTGCCATAAAACTGGTAAAGTAAGAGCACTTTTATGTTTTCCCTGTAATTCTTCTCTCGGAGCATTAAAGGAGAATACTGATACACTTTATAATATGATTTCTTATATTAATGATTACATTTAAGAAAATTCGTTACCGCAATTTCCTTTCATCTGGAAATGCATTTACTGAAATTGATTTTCAAAAAAGTACCACAAATCTCATTATAGGAACAAATGGGGCAGGAAAATCAACAATGCTTGATGCATTAACATTTGTATTGTTCAATAAGGCATTTCGTAAAATCAATAAGAATCAACTAGTCAATACAGTAAATGAAAGAGATTGTCTAGTAGAAGTAGAGTTTTCTGTCAATAATCGTGATTATTTGGTTCGTAGAGGAATTAAACCAAATGTATTTGATATTGAAGTTAATGGCAATCTTCTCCATAAAGAGGCAGATGATAGGGCAAATCAACGCATTCTTGAGGATAATATTCTTAAAGTAAATTATAAGTCATTCACACAAATTATTATTCTTGGTAGTAGTACTTTTGTTCCATTTATGCAATTGACGACTGCAAATCGTCGTGAAGTAATTGAAGATTTACTTGACATTCGTATTTTTTCTTCAATGAATAGTCTCATTAAAGAAGAAATAAGAACTCAAAAAGATCAAATAAAATCTTTAGATCTAAAAAGAGAAAATCTAAAAGATAAAATCAAAATGCAGGAAGATTTTATCGAAGAACTTGAAAATAGAGGAAATGCCAATATTAATGCCAATAAACAAAAGATTGCCAATTTAAGTGCAGAAATTGACAATTATATGATGCAAAATGCCGTTCTTGAGGAAGATATTCATAAGTATACAAAAGAGCAAGAAGAAGTTATTGGTTCGGCAAATACATTAGTAAAACTCAATAATCTAAAAGGTAAAATATCTCAAAAAGTATCAACAATTACTGAAGAGCATAAGTTTTTTACTGAAAATGCGGTATGCCCTACTTGCACTCAAACAATCGATGAAGATTTTAGGTTAAATAGAATTAGTGATGCTCAAAATAAGGCAAAGGAACTTAAAAATGGTTATGAAGAACTTGATAAAAAAATAAAGTTTGAGCAAGAGCGAGAGCGTCAGTTTAATTCATTATCAAAGGAGATTAGTAAACTAACGAATGACATTTCTCAAAACAATACTAGAATTAATCTTAGTCAACGACAAATCAGAGATCTTGAACAAGAAATTCAAACAATTACCAACCAATTACAGAACAGAAATACTGAACATCAAAAGTTAGAGGAATTCAGAGAAAATCTCCAAAAATCAATTGAACAACTTTCAGAAAGAAAGCAAGAAATTCTTCATTATAATTTTGCTTATTCTTTACTCAAAGATGATGGAGTAAAGACTAAAATTATTGATAAGTATCTTCCATTGATTAATCAGCAAGTAAATCGTTACTTGCAGATGATGGATTTTTATATTAATTTTAAGCTTGATGGTGAATTTAATGAGACAATAGAATCTCCCATTCACGAAGATTTTTCTTATAGTTCTTTTAGTGAAGGTGAGAAAGCAAGAATAAATCTTGCACTTATTTTTGCTTGGCGTGAGGTTGCTAAGGCGAAAAATTCAGTCAATTGCAATATTCTTTTATTTGATGAGGTTTTTGATAGTTCTTTGGATGGTACTGGAACTGAAGAGTTTTTGAGAATTATTAGATTTGTCTTAAAAGATACAAATGTATTTGTAATTTCTCATAAGACTGGATTGGAAGATAAGTTTGATTGTGTTTATAAGGC